CACCCATCGTTATCTTACCGCCCTTCCGTACCTTCTTGTGTGGGTTACTAAGTACAAACACTAGCTCCCACTCCGGCATTGAGTCTCTAATAGCCGTATACTTCTGTGTGTCACCTACTCTAAAGAACCCTTTACATTCGATCAGCACTGCCTTGTCTTCGTGTACGAAGTCCGGTAGGTACTTCCTGTGTGTAGTGTAGGGCAGCCCGTACGGTTCAAACAAGTACTGCCCATCTAGTTTCTCTGATAAGTTCTTCTCTAGTCCTGACCTAAAAGCCTGTTTCATCTAGGACATACTCCCTTACTCGCGGTTCATTAACTACCTTGCAAAGATACTTAGGCCCGTAGGCGTAGCTAAATACTCTCATCTCAGGGTAGCAATGTTCTTTAAACTGACAATAAGAACAACCAATTGCTAACTTCATGTTACCTGACTTACCATCTGGTATAGGCTCGTGGCAATACTCAGTTGGCTCTGGCCCTAACACAAGGGCTTTGATGTGTTCTATCCTGTCAGTGATAGGGACTTTAAGCTTCTCACTAGCATTGTCTACTAAGTCATACTTAAGGTAAGTCAAGTGTCCGTTGGCTTTGTCCATAGCTAACCAACCAACCTTAGTCTCGCCACAAGAGTGGGCATAGGCTTTGATCTGATCGATGTAACCAAATGGATCGTCATGTACAAGACTACCATCCTTAAACTTCTTAAAACCAAATGCACTGGCTGACTTAACGTCCGTCACTATGCCATCAATTGAACAATCCATGTGACCTACAATGCCGTCTACCTTACACACCTTCTGCTCATCCGTAACTGTGTGTCCTGCCATCCGTGTCAAGAAGATTAACATCTCTTCAATCAAGTGACCATACATAAACTTGACATAAGTGTGTGGCTCTATCTCTTCCTTGTCAGTGCCGTTGTAATGGTTCCAAAGGTAGCGGTCAGTGCGGCCAATGTTCGACAAGCGTAGCTTGCGGTTATCCTCTCGCTTCTCCCGACCAAACTCTGTACGCATTAACGCCTTCACACCTTCCCCAAACCTCTCTATCTCTTCCTCTACGTTTACAGATGGGTCAGCGTCCTTGCTTTCCATCATGGCGTAGATGTCTGCCACTAGATCTTCAACATGCTTCGTCATATTGTTCCTCCACTACACCGTCTATAATACGTTTAGCCCTCTCTACACTACACTTGAACCACTCATTCCTTTGTTCAAACAGGTCACCTAGTCTAGCGTGTGTCTCTGCTTCTGTAGCCCTGCGGTCTGCCGTGTCTACTACATGTGCTAACTCATAATCTCTGTAGGGTGAAGATGTTTGATAGTTACCTGCTCTATCATTAGCATCTACAGCCATCCCAACTTTAACCCAACCTTCCCAAGCAGGGTTGGTAATGATGTACACCTGTCCTTGTGGGCTATCCTTGAAGTTCTCTAAGGAACTAAAGGCTGCATCTTCAAACCCCTTGTAACGTCCTGCTTTGTACAGGGGGTGTGTCTTTGGTACGTACTTACCGTTTACCCACATCCTTGCAGGGTTGCTCTGAGGATTGTTGTACTTTCGGTCAGGGTTGTTACAGGCTTTACATTTTTTTATATTGTTATTTCTAAAGTAAGCCGTCCAGTTATCTTCTCCCAACTCTACATCACAAGCAGCGCACTGTAAGCTAGTGGGTGTCCGCCCAACTGTTGCCAACTTTGTAGTCTCCTGCAAGGGGGCAGTTGAGCTTGTAAAAAAGTCCTGCTGCTTCGACACAACTGGTTGCAAGTCTTCCAAAACGCTCTGCGTCTTTCTCTCTAACTTCTGTTTGGATTTCATCATGTATGTTTCCTATAATGTGATAATCTATACCCCATATTGTAGCATACTCGTCAAGCAAACACAATGCTTTCTTCATTATAATTGCACCTGCTGACTGGAGTAAACTGTTTAACGCCGCGTGGCTTGATCGTATAGCGACCCTTCTTCTATCCAAGCCAAGAACATAGCCTCTTCCAGATGCCACCCCAACTCGCTCTCGTAGTCTTCCAAGAGCAGGCGTATTTCCAAGGAACTTTTCCTTAAGTCTTTTTCCAGCCTTTGCAGATCCTCCAGTGATACTCCCGATCTTTGCATCTCCGGCCCCATATAGGAAAGCGTAGATGAAAGTCTTTGCCTGATCTCTAGTTTCAAGGCCCGCAGCCAACTGGTTTGCCGTGTGAATGTCTCCATTGAGTATTTCATGTGTGTATCCTTCATCGTTCATATAGTGGGCCAGCATACGTAACTCTAAGCCACTGGCATCCATACCTACTAACTTGTAACCCTTTGGTACAGTCCAGACATCTCTACATTCACGGCCATAAGGCGAGTAGACTGCTGGTACTTGACCCATGTTAGGGCTTGAGTGTGTCATACGGCCTGTTACAGCACCGTTAGCATTTACGTAACCATGTACTCTACCGTCATCCTGTACTGCGTCTAACCAGCTCTGTACCTGCGCGATACGCTTTTGGATCATCAGGTACTCGCCAATCAACGCTGCTTCCGGTATCCCCTTCACTTTGCGTAGCACTGCCTCGTCAACGATGGGCTGTCCTTTCTCAGTGAAACTGTCGGGCTTCCAGCCGTAGTATTGTAAATGTCTACCTATCTGCTGTCGTGATCCTAAGTTGAACACAGGGAACTCTATGCGGCTGAACGAGCCTTGTACTTTTTCCCAGTCGTCGCCAAGAAACTTGAGTCCAACAACAGACTGCGTACCATCTTTTTTAATCTTGGGTGTAACTTGTTTGACAAATGTCGGTAACGGTTTGAAAACCTCATGCACTTTGTCTTCCAACTCATACTTCTTCTCCTTTAGCTCTGCTAACAATATAAAAGACTTCTCTTGATCTAACGTCCAGCCTCTTTTAATTTGTCTTGCAATAATCGCTTGTGTTTGATGCTCAAGTAAAAGGCATTCGCTTCCAAAACCAGTAAGTTCGTTGAGTAGTATCTGGTACACACGTTCATTAAGTGCAACGTCTTGCTTACCATAGTCCACCATAGCCTGAGAAAAGTTATCCCAATCATCATAATCACCTTTGGCAAAGTTTAAATTGTCGCCCCAACTCTCTAAGGAATGACCACCGTCTCTTGAGGGTTGTGACAAACGTGACATTACTAATGTATCTACTACTTCACACTTACTAAAGTCAGTACCTAACAACCTTTCGCAGACAGGTATGTCAAATGCAATGATGTTGTGACCTATTACTTTGCACTCTCCCATATCTTTTATGTACCGGCTAAAGGTAGAGACTGTATCGCCTGAGAAAAGAACAAACTCTTTAGTGTCTCTCTCGTAGGCCCATACTAGCCACACCTTGCTAGGGTCTAAGCCGTTGGTCTCAATGTCAAACACTATTTCCCGCATTTAAACCTCCTTACACTCCATGATTAACGAACGCACCATGTAGTTCCTCTCGTGCTTTACGTACTACGGCCTCAGCCTCAGCTACGGTTCGGAAGTGGCCTAGATGTTTCCTCTTTCCATTGAGAGTTACTGACGCGCTCCACATGTTGTGGGTTGCCTTCCATCTTACTCCTTTAGCTCCTGAGGTATTAGTACTACGCCTACCTTGGTTGTGGTTGTTCTGTGTAATAGACGCTTCGCGTAAGTTCGCTATGCGGTTGTTTCTCTTGTTAGTGTCTATGTGATCTAAGAAAGGAGGTAAATAACCGTTGTGCATTAAAAATATTATACGGTGATTAAAATACTTAAGCCCCTTAATACTTGTTTTTAAGTAACCGTGTCCGTCATTGCAGCCTACAACCTGTCCAGCTTCTGAACCTTTACGAACACTAACCTTCCGAATGAGGTCGCCGGTCTTGTCATCATACCTAAACAACTTGTTTACTAACTCTAAAGTTAACTCTGTCATGTTAGAACTCCGCGTTACTATCTTCTGATATAGGACAGGCAGTTTCAATCATTCTACCTGAGTCCTTATCATAATACAGGTAACAGGCAGGCCCTGTCAACCCCACGAACCTGTTTTTTAATACTCTTACGCATGTTGTGTTGCGTACTTCTGGATCTGGATGCTGCTGATCACGTTCTAAACCAATAACTATATCACTAAGCTGTGCGATAGCCGCTGATCCTCTAAGCTCGCCTAAGCTGATCTTACCGCCATCCTCGTGC